TATGGCCTTTATTTTAGATAGCCCTGCAACAACCAATGCAGTTACATACAAAGCACAATTGCAAAAATTAGCTAATAATGATTTGTATTGTATAAACAGGTCTGAGAGTGATAATGATACTAATGATGAAGCTAGAACTGTTAGTCAAATAACGGTAATGGAGGTGTCAGCATGAGAACTTCCATGTATAATTTATTTAAAAACTAATTATGGGATTAGATCACGAGGCCATACGCAAAGCTTATCCTGTCGCTGTTACGATTGATGATGGTTTAGGAGCTTTTGATAAAAATGGTAATTCTGTGTCGATTGAGCAAAGTAAAATTGATGCTGCACGAGCCACACTAGATGCTGAAGCTGCTGCTGCTAAGTACAAAACTGACCGAACAACCGATGGTTCGACTACCTATGCTTCTATAGGAGATCAATTAGATATGTTATACAAGGATATAGTTGCTGGAACTGTCACAACATCTGGCACATGGGCAACTCACATAAAGGCTGTTAAAGACGCTAATCCCAAGCCATGAGTATTTTAAAAGTTGACAAATTAACTGACGTAGCGGGTCAAGAACTTATCGTTAAAGATAAAGGTAATGTCATTCAAACCGTAGTGGTAAAGAGTGATACAACATCTTCTTTAAATGTAACATCATTTACTGAGGCGTCATCAGATTATAGAGTTCAAATTACTCCAATAAACTCAGCTAATAGAATATTTATAAGTGTTACCACTGCTGGAACAATGAATGGAGCAAATAATACGGTCTTTATGTCAAGAATACAAAATTTTACATCTGGCTCTGCTGCCCACATCACTAGCACTGCTGCTAGTGGTAACAGGCATAGAGTTGATTATGTAGCAAGACCAAACAATGGTCAAGATGCAAATGATGTGTATGTAATGCACTTATTTGGCTTTGATGATCCTGGAACTACCTCTCAACAAACTTATGGATTTGATTATAGAAGAGAAACTGGCGGTGACGGAACTATATTTTTCGGTCAAAGTGAAGATGGTGATGTTTCATATAGTTCGAGAACTCCAACTATTTTAATTGCACAGGAGGTAGTAATATGACTTCTATTTCAACTGCTATAACATCGCTTTCTCCTAAAGTTGAATTTAGATGTATAAATAATGACTATGATCAAATTCAATGGTTAAATTCAGAGTCACAACCAACAAAAGAACAGGTTGAAGCTGAGATAATAAGACTTGATAATGAAAAGCCAATGAAGCTTTTGAGAGCAGAAAGAGATAGAAGATTAGCAGCTTGTGACTGGAGAGCTAATTCAGATCTAACAATGTCTGATGCTTGGAAAACTTACCGTCAAGCATTAAGAGATTTACCAGCATCATCAACACCAAAAATTACTGATGGTTATTTAGATATGACTTCAGTTACTTTTCCAACGGAGCCTAGTTAATTATGAGTCAACTTAAAGTAAATTCTATTGTTCCTGTTGGTGGTTTACCAGCGGGTGCTTCTGGTGGTGGGGTAATACAGACCGTAACTCTAACAAAAACTGATACTGCTTCTTTTAATTGCAATGGGTCAGAACTAGAATTTACTGGTTTTCAGCCAACAATTACTCCATCTAGTAATTCAAGTAAAATTTTAATAATGATTACATTGACATACGGTGCAAGAAATACGACATATAAGGCAAGAATAAAAAGAGGTTCTACTACCATTTTTCAAGGTGATGCCAGTAGTAGTAGGCAAAGAGCAGCTTTTGGTTTAGGGTTTGTAACAGATGAAAACCAAGCTGATGTTGCTACATTTATCGGTGTAGATTCACCAGGCACAACATCTGCAACAACTTATAAATTATTTTTTATAAACGATAATAACGTAGAAATATTTATTAATCGTTCATCAAATGATCGAAGTGATAATGTTGGAGGTAGGCACGTTTCAACTTTTACACTCATGGAAATAACAGGCTAATGGCAATAATTCCAGGGAAAAAGAATTTTACTGTTGATAGGAGAGCAGACTTTCCTATTAAATTGACATTTAAAGATTCAACTGGATCGGCAATAAATTTAACTGGATATACTGTTGCTGCACAAGTTTATGATGAATCACGTTCCACAAAATATGCAGATTGGGCTATAACTTATACAGATAGAACTAATGGAATTATTGATATGAATTTGACAGATACAGATACAGCTACTTTTACTCCAAATGTTTTATTTTATGACGTATTGTTAACAGAACCAGGAGGTAGCAAAAACTATTATTTAGAGGGTAAACTATTTATAAGTGAAGGATACACAGCATGAGCAGTCCTAATCGAGTTACCGTCAGTCAAGTTTCTGATGTTGTAACAGTAGAATTGACCACGGCTGGACCTCAAGGTCCTGCTGCTGCTGGCTTTACCTTTGATGGATCTGGTAAGGTAAATGATTCTATTGTTTACTATGACTCAAGTTCTGATACATTTAAGGCAGACAACACTACTACCAAACTTACACTCGTTGATGGAGGAAACTTCTGATGGCTAACACGATTAGAATTAAAAGATCTACAGGATCATCTGCACCAGGCAGTTTAGAAAATGCTGAATTAGCTTTTGCTGAAGGCAGTAAAAAACTATTTGTGGGAGTGGGCACAGGAGGGTCGGGAGGTTCCGCTACGACTATTGAAGCGATTGGTGGATCGGGTAGTTTTGCTGATTTATTTACGAGTAGAACACAAAATACATTTTTAGCTGCACCAAATGGTAGTAATGGTGCTGCAACATTCAGAGCTATGGTAGCTGCTGATGTACCTTCGTTAGCTCATACAAAAATAAGTGATTTTGATACAGGTGTTCAAGCGAATAGATTAGATCAGATGGCTGCACCAACAGGTTCAGTTTCATTAAATAGCCAAACGATAACTAACGTAGCTGACCCCGTAAATGCTCAAGATGCAGCAACAAAGGGATTTGTAGAAGCTACTTCACAAGGTCTTGATGTTAAAGATTCATGCGTAGCAGCTACTACAGGAAATATTACAATAGCTACTGCACTTAACAATGGAGATACGCTAGATGGTGTTACTCTTTCGACTAACGATAGAGTCCTTGTAAAAGATCAGTCTACTGCATCTCAAAACGGTATTTACGTTGTTGGATCGTCACCAGCTAGAGCAGATGACTTAGCTGCTGGTTCAGATGCAGCAGGAATGTTCACTTTCGTAGAACAGGGAACTGTTAATGCGGATAACGGCTTCGTCTGTACTAGCAATAAAGGTTCAGCCGTTACAGGGACAAATAATCTTACCTTTGCACAGTTCTCTGGTGCTGGTCAGATTACGGCAGGAGATGGCCTAGATAAGTCTGGTAACACTCTTTCTCTTGATCTAAAATCTAATGGTGGACTTGTTATTGAATCTACAGAGTTAGCTGTTGATCTTGCTGCCAGTTCTATAACAGGAACTTTACCAGTAACTAAAATTACAAGTTTGACATCTACTGTAGCAGAATTAAACAAGTTAGATGGACTTAACTCAACCACTACAGAACTAAACACCTGTACTGATGGAGATACTTCAGCTACATCAACGACTCTTGCAGCAGCAGATAGATTTGTTTGTAATGACGCAGGAACAATGAAACAGGTTGCGTTATCTGATCTAGTTACATTTTTAGAAGATGAAAGTGCATCTAGCTTCGACATAGACGGTGGATCTTATTAAAAAATAGCTATTAGGAGGCAAGGCCAATGGCTAACACAATTAAATTTAAAAGAGGTTCTGGTAGCGATCCAGGTACATCTGATCTTTCAGTTGGCGAAATAGCGATACGGACTGATACAGCTAAATTATTTACTAAAAATGATGCTGGATCTGTAGTTTCAGTAAGTGGTGGAGTAGAAGATGGAGATAAAGGAGATATTACAGTATCTAGTTCTGGATCTGTATTTACTATTGATAATGATGCTGTTACTTATGCAAAAATTCAAAATGTATCAGCAACAGATAGACTTTTAGGTAGAGATAGTAGTGGTGCAGGAATTATTGAAGAAATAGCTCCAAGTGCAGTAAGAACTATGCTTGGCCTCGCAGCCTCAGCTACCACAGATACTACAAATGCTTCTAATATTTCTTCTGGAACGCTTGCAGCAGCTAGAGTGGCAACTCTGAATCAAGACACTACTGGTAACGCAGCTACAGCTACAGCTTTGGAAACTGCTCGAACTATTGCAGGAGTTTCATTTGATGGAACGGGTAATATTTCTTTAAATAATAATGCGATTACTAATGGTGCTGGTTACATAACCGCAACTCTTACTGAAGAACAGGTTGAGGATTTTGTAGGTGGCATGGTAACTGGCAATACTGAAACAGGTATCACAGTTACTTATCAAGATTCAGATGGAACTCTTGACTTTGTAGTTGCTAGTCAAACCGATGAAAACTTTACAACAACTTTAAAAAATAAATTAGATGGAATAGCTGCTGGTGCAACTAACGTAACGAATACAAACCAATTGACCAATGGAGCAGGGTTTATAACCGCAACTCTTACTAACGAACAAGTCCAAGATATTGTTGGCGGTATGCTTACTGGTAATACCGAAACAGGTATAACAGTAACGTACCAAGATGGCGATGGCACTATAGATTTTGTTGTTGGCACGTTAAATCAAGACACCACAGGAAATGCTGCAACTGCAACGGCTCTTGAAACTGCAAGAAATATTGGTGGAGTATCATTTGATGGAACAGCAAATATAAATCTTCCTGGTGTAAACACTGCTGGAAACCAAAATACCTCTGGAACATCTGGCGGTTTTACTGCTGGCAGTGCTTCAAACCTTAACTCGGGAACATTGCCTGATGCACGTTTTCCTTCTACACTTCCTGCTGTTGATGGATCGAATCTTACAGGAATATCGGCTGGAGCGACTGGAGGGGGGAGCGATGAAATTTTCTACGAGAATGGTCAAAATGTGACAACCAACTATACTATTACTAATGGTAAAAACGCTATGTCTGCTGGTCCTATTACTATAGATAGCGGTGTTACTGTTACTGTAGGATCAGGAGAAACTCTTACTATCGTTTGATTTATGAAAGCAATTATTGAAAAACAGTTAGTTCAATGGAAAGAAGAGCTAGCCAAACACGTTGAAACTAGAAATCAAGCACAAAAAGTATTAGAAGATGAAACGAAAACTATTTTACTGATTGAGGGTGGGATACAGGCGAAGGAGATGTTGCTGAAGAAGATCGAACAAGAATCCCTGCCAACAGGTACAGTGGAGCTAACCCAAGAATCAAAGCCAAAGTCATCAAAGTAATTGGCATACAAGCTTTTAGGAGGGCTTCTTTAATCATGTTTCAAAAAATTGCTAACGTCTTAAGTATTGTTTCTTTCCTTATGGTAGCTTCCATGAGTGGTGGAGCGTACTTGGGCTATAAGTATGTAACATCTGAAAATTTTAAGTCTCAAGTTATGAATGAAATTCTTGGAAATGTACAGGGTGCTATGCCTAAAGTTTTGGACAACGTAATGCCTGATACTACAGGTTCCTCAATACCAATACCTAAAAAATGAACTGCTGGCATTGTAATACTGAACTTATTTGGGGTGCTGATGCAGATATTGAAGAAGATTTTCAACCCGTACTATACCAAGAGTACTCAATGGTTACGAATCTTAGCTGTCCCAGATGCGACTCATATGTAGAGGTCTACAGAAGAAGAGATGCCTACGATTGACATACCTCGTTTTCAAATAAAGGAAATTCAAATACATAGAGTTCCTGTATGGCAACCTCCCAATCCGCTTATAAATGAAATATATAAACCTGTTGTAAATATGCCAGGTTGCGTGAGAGTTCATCGAAATAATTTAACTAGCCTTATTGATAACCCTAAAGATGAATATGGAACATATACAGAGTGTGGTAACTTCAGTATTCCTAGTTTTGAACCTCTGGAGTATAACCCCAACGAATTTAAGTACACGCAAGCCGAAACCCCCAATCAGACAGAAGAGTTTGTACCGCCAACAGTAGAACCCCCAAAATACGAACCAAAAAAGAAAGAAAATAAACCGCTTTTTGTTGAGTGTCCTGGACCAAAGGATCAAAGAGTAGGCCAATATGCTTCAGAGTTTAAATTGGAACGTGTTATCGGACACGAAAGAAGCGAAGATGGTAGTAAATGTATAACTCTGTATGAAGACGTTAAATTCATCGAGCAGTACATACCGAATCCTCCACAGCTTATTAGTACTGCTGCTATTGCTACTGTTGCTGCCACTACTCCACTATTGCTTAATATTATCAAACCTCTAGTAAAAAATTTATTTAAAAAACTGACAAATAAGAAAGATAAGGTAGAATAAATATTAAGTAAAGGAAGCTGTAGGCAAGTTAATTAAATTTAACCTCTGACCGAAGATGATCCTTTGCTTTTTAAACAAAAGAAGCTGTAGGCATATTGGCTCGATTCAATCTCTGCTCGAAGATGATCTTTTGTTTATTTTAGGCACACCTCGAAATCTTACGGGATTAGACTGTCACTGCCTATATCCAATTCGTGAGTGTGCGGTATAACTTGATTAGGTTTTGGAGCAATACGAACCCCCTCGCATAATTTCGCAAACTCACTTTTTGGATCGAAGTATATACCAGCCAACATAAGCTCACCACAATTTTTTAGTCTTGCTATTTCGTAGTTAAGCATCTTTGCATTTAGTTCTTGTTTTTGTAACTGTATTTGTGTATTGGCTGCATCTAAACAAGAGTCTTGAAATCTATTATCTAGTGGAATATTAAATGTAAATGCAAATCCAAAATTAAGTCCTAGAGAGTCCTTGTTACCACTATAGTTTTCTTGATAATAAAGTATATTACCAGGATTATCTGGCACTCCATCATTATCTGCATCTGTTGTGTCGTAGACAGGAGTTTCATAAGTGTAATCTTGAGGTCGTCTTTGATTAAATGTTGTAGTTACAAAAGGGGTAAATCCCATTTGTGGGCCAGAGCAAACTATCCCATTTCCGTATTGGTTCTCAACCATCGGGCCACCTAAAACTTGGGTTGCGAAA